CGCCACCGCCACCAGCATAAGTTGTTGATGTTCCAGAAATAGTTGTGGTTATACCAGCACCACCAGCACCGCCACTAGTTGTGTTTCCGTTAGCGCCAACAGCCCCCGCACCACCACCGCCACCACCAGTTGAGCGAGTAACTTCTTGACCTACTCCACCAGCAAAACCTTGGTTAGCAGTACCAGCACCTGCTGCACCTGCTTTATAACTACTGCCACCGCCAGAACCACCTGCGCTACCTGAACTGGGGGTACTAAAAGAACCGCCACCACCGCCGCCAGTGGAAGTTATAGAACCAAAAACAGAATTTGTACCATTAGTTCCTCTTGTGTTTTGTGCTACACCAGCACCACCACCACCAATTGTTACTGTAAAACTTTGTGCATTAAAAGGTAAAGATGTTTCAAGTGCTCCACCACCACCTGTTGCATCAACTGTGCATCTTGCCCCACCTGAACCACCACCACCAGCATAATAACGACCACCACCTGCTGCGCCACCTGCAACAACAAGGTAATCAATATTTCTTGCACTGTCAGCATAACGAGCAAAACCTGTTGCCTTAGTTGCCGCAGTAATTGCTAAAGTTCCATCAGAAGTAAAAGTGTAAACTCTGGATTTACCTAAATTATTTAATGTGCCACCTGTTACAGAAAAGTATTGTGCATCAACTGCTGTTGAATTATATTTTTTACCAGTAAGGGTTGAGCCACCGAGTCGTCTAAAAGCCATTAGTTTGTTTCTCTTTTCATTATGCTAAATACCTCACTATAACTATTCCAGAACCACCAGCGACACCATTAACACTCAAATATCCAGATGCACCAGCACCACCACCAGTATTAATAGTTCCAGGAGTTCCAGAAGTTGATTCACCATTTACACAACCTGCACCACCACCGCCAGAACCACCTGTACCACCAGGAGTGTTGCTGTTATCTGCACCGCCACCACCACCAGCATAAAAAGTAGATGAACCAGAAATAGTTGTTGCTACACCATTACCGCCATTACCACCTTGTCCACTAGCAGCATTACTACCAGCAACGCCAGCACCACCACCACCTGCACCACCAGTTTGACCACTTGCTGAACCACCTGCAAAACCTTGATTAGCCGTTCCCGAACCACCATTAGCACCACCTGCACCACCACCACCTGCACCACCTAAAACTCCCACATTAAAACCACTTGTTCCAGCAGCACCACCACCACCACCAGTAGAAGTAATAGTTGAAAAAACAGAGTTAGCACCATTTGCGCCTTTACCAGTAGAACCTGATTGACCTGCACCACCTGCGCCAATAGTTACTGTGTAAGAATTTCCAGCAGTTAAAGATAAAGGTGTTTCTAAACTTCCACCACCACCAGTTGCAGTAGTTGTACAACGAAGTCCACCTGCACCACCACCACCATTACCACCTGTGCCACCAGTGCCACGACCTGAACCACCACCACCTGCAACAACAAGGTACTCAACATTTAAATTTTTGTTAGCCTTAAAAGTACCATCACTTAAAAAAGTATGAATATAGTAACCATTCTTATAAGTAATAGTCCCACCAGTAGCAGGTACAGCATCAGACGACCTATTATACTTAATGCCGTCTGTAATATTTGAAGATAAAAATCGTCTGATTGCCATAATTATGCGTCTATCTCGCTTCCAAAAACACCAAAAGACAAATCTGCATTTGAAGCATAGACAGTAAATACGTCTGCTGCATCAGCAGTTAATCCAAGTGTTAAAGCGATAGTATCGTTACCAGGAACCGAAGCATCATAAGCAATATAATGCTGATTAGCCTGAGCATCCCCATTAGGTCTAATGGAAATACGATATGTTGCAGAAGCAGTACCACGATTTGCTACAGTAATAGTTGAAACTACTGCGTATTTTAAAGAAGGTACTGTGTATGCGTTTGTTGCTGTTGTTGCACTAGGAGCAGATTGCCCTAGCACTTTGTATACTGTTGCCATTTTTTTCCTTATCCTCCCATTAACATTAGGGATGAAACTTGGTCACCAGGGAAATTGGTGATTGTATTATTATCATAATCAATAGTAGTATTAGTAACAGTTGCACCAGTTACCGAACCACCACTAATAGTTTTGTTTGTTAAAGTCTGTGTATCAGTTGTACCAACCACAGCACCAGTAACACCGTGAACTCCAGTAGAAGCAGCAATATGATTCTGTGGCTCCTGTAAATCGCGAGCAGTAATCATATGACGAACTTCAGAACCAGAATCGTGACTTACCCCAATAGTGCCATCTTGAGCACGAGCAACAGTTACTGTTGTACCAGAAGATAAACCAGTAACAGTAACAATTTCTTCGTTGGCAGTATCAGGTTCAATGACCATTGTAAAAGGATACGATGGAATACCAGTTAAATTGTTTAACTGCATAGTAGTAACAGATGCGTTCATTGTTAAAGCCAATGATTTAGCATCTAATGTAGATGTATAATTCCTTGCTGCCATCTAGTTTATTTCCTTATCTTGTGTAGTGAACACGAATTGGGTAACGGTCTCTTAACTTCCTTGACTCTTCATCAAGTCTTTGTGTGTACAAGGCAAGCAAATATCTTGCAGCATTAGTACCAGCATTAAGAGGAATTTTATTTGATTGAATATCAGCCTCTGGTGCTGTCAAAGTTAAACGACCAGGGTCAATCATTGAAGCCATACGATATGCTGCACCGTAAACAATCACATCTTTACAAGACAAAGGCAACCCAGTAACATCCTCATAATCGTCTTGGTCTATTTCAAAAGTATCAGGGTTAGTTGTGTAAAACACTTGCACTGTTCTTCCTGGAACAATGGTGTCATAAATTGATAAAGAAATGTTTGAATTAAATTCTGTGGTGTTAGCCATTGGGTCAATACGCCAAGACCTAACAGGATACCATTCCTCAGTTGGTCCAATTGATTGCCAAGAAACAGCCAAAACTCTTTCAACATCATCAGGTAAAGCATAAGTTATTTGCGCAGGTGTGTAATCAAAAGTGTATGTGCCAGTACCAAACAAAGTATCACCAACAGCACGAACAGTATCGTTAATTGCTTTCTTAATATTATTTCTAGGATAAGTTGGTTTAATAATAACCTGTGTGCCAGAAGTGTGGGAAGACTTTGTTGTACCCAAATATCCTCTACCATAAGGTGGAATAGTTATAACACCTGTTGTTTTATTGTATGAGTCAACCCAAATAAGTTCATCATCAATTTGGATAATACCTTTAGCAACATTATCTGCTGATGAAAGAGTCATACTTGTAGCAGTTGAGGTCACATTAGCAGTTAAATGTGTTGACCTGTCTTGACGTAAAGTAAAACCTTGAAGGTTTAACGCTACCTCATCAACCAGTTCTTTAAACGTTGGCATTATTCTTTTGCATCCATTCTAAATTATCTATCAATCTTTGTTCACTAGGATTTGCTTGTATTGCTTTTTGTGCATATTCAATTGCTTCATCTTTTTTACCAAGATACCAACCAGCGATGGCTAGTAAATCAAAACATTTCCAATTCCAAACATCATCAATAATAAGATAATGTTTTTCCTTAGTTAAAGTATTAACCTTTATTGCTGAGTCCCAGCATCCTTGCCAGTTTTGTACTTGGTAATTAAACTGGGCTAAAGAGAACCAAGCCTCAAGTTGGTCGGGTGCTTCCTTAACACTTTTAACAAACCAGTCCCTAGCCATTTCTTTATTATTAAGATGCATAAAGGCTTCACCTGCAGCCCTACAAGAAGCAGAACGTTCTATATACCAGCCACCTGCTTTAAGCATCTCTTCAGCAGACTCAATAGTTTCTCTCCACTTTTGGTGGAAATAATATTCCCTAGTAAGGTAAGCCCACATTCTTGCATCGTTAGGTGTTTCAGCAACAGCCATCTTCAACATAGGAAGATACTGTGACCTTGATTTAGAATCATCAGGTCTATGTTTAACAGTTAAATTTAAAGTAATACTTTTCTCTTCGCCACCAAAAAAGTCACCATAATATTCTGTGACCTCGTGGCAAGGTTTAACCCAACGGTAACCGTGCCTTGAATGGAAACGATTATTGTTTTGCCATTCATATCCTGTTTCCCAAGTTAACCAAATACGGTTAACATCAGGTGTCCATTTCTGTCTTACAACATCAAAGAATCCATCTTGCGGAATCTCATCCATATCCAAGGAAAGACACATATCAACATCAGCAGGTAACAAAGCAAGAGCAGCGTTACGCGCATCATCAAACCTAAACGGTTGAACCGATATTTGATGAACGATAACATTAGGTGCCCCTTGTAGCATCTGAACTGTTTTATCTGTTGAACCAGTATCAGCAACCAGTCTTACGTCAGCATCTTTAGTTGCTTCCAACCAGCGCATAACGTGTTTTTCTTCATTTAAAGCAATTGCGTACACTGCTATTTTCATATCGCCCCCAATATGTTTTTTGTTACATTCCGCCTAATAGTAAAGTGTGACTAAACTCTGGGTTACCTTGTGTGCCAGTAGAGCCTGTAGGTCCAGTACTTCCTGTGGGACCTGATGGTCCTGTAGGACCTGCAAGAATAGGAACCCAAGTAGAAGAATTACTATCATAATATTTTAACAAACCAGCCATTTACATTCCTCCGAACAACATAGGATTAAGTGGTGATTCGCGCCACTGGGCATCATAATCAACATTAGATTTTTTCTCCAAGTATTGTCCAGTAGTTCCACCTTGTGGAACAATATAAACTGGTGTGATACTTGTATCAACCCATAAAAAGTCTTGTTCTACTGGAGCAGTATTACCAATCTCTACAGCAGTAGGACCAGTGCTACCAGTAACACCTGTAGGACCACTTGGTCCTGTTGGACCAGTTGCACCTGTAGGACCTGTACCACCAAGGAAACCATCTTGACCTGTAGGTCCAGTAGCCCCAGTAGGTCCTGTTGGTCCTGCCACAGTTGAATCAGCACCAGTAGGTCCTGTAGGACCTGTGCTTCCTGTTACTCCTGCTGGTCCTGTAGGACCTGCAACAGTAGAATCTGCACCAGTTGGACCAGTAGGTCCAGTGTTACCTTGTAAACCTTGTGGACCAGTAGGTCCAGTTTCACCAGTTGCCCCAGTTACTCCTTGGATTCCTTGTTCGCCTTGCGAACCTGTAGGACCAGTCGCTCCTGTCGCACCTGTTGCTCCAGTCGAACCAGTCGCACCAGTAACGCCAGTTGGACCTGTAGGTCCCAATTCACCTTGAGTACCAGTAGAACCAGTTGCGCCTGTTTCTCCAGTAACACCAGTCGCACCTGTTGAACCAGTACTGCCAGTCGGACCTGTAATGCCTTGAACACCTGTTGCACCTGTATCTCCTGTTGCGCCTGTAGAACCTGTAGGACCAGTTGGTCCTGTTACTGTAGAGTCAGCACCAGTCGGACCTGTAGCACCAGTAATAGCAGGACCAGTAGAACCAGTTAAACCTGTAGGTCCAGTCGGACCAACGGCACCTTGAGAACCTTGAATACCTTGAATACCTTGCGAACCAGTTGAACCAGTGGGACCAGTAGGTCCAGTAACACCTTGAGGACCAATAGGTCCTTGAGTACCATCAACCTCAATAAGAATATTATTAGGGTCAGTAACACTGACCTCACTAATAGTTTCTTGTATTGTAATCTCAGTTGCCATTTAGCGAGTGACCTCTCCTCTGACAACAAATTTTCCTTCAAGAACCCTAGTGACAACACTGTTAGAGGTTTGAGTTAATTCTAAATCATAAGTATGACGACCAGTAGGTAAATCTGTAGTGTTTGCTGCTGTTAAAGATAAAGTTACAGTACCACCTGCTGAGAAAGATATTCTACTATTAGCAGTAGTTAATTCAATAAGAACAGTATTAGCATTAAGAAAAGAACGAACCTGCATTTTGGCTGTATAGTTGCCAACTAAATTCCAAGCAACACCATCAGTTTTAATTGTGAAAGTTAAACTGAAGGTAGCACCCTGGTCACAGACCATATTGTATCTACCAGCCATTATTTCTTCTTTCTTGCCACAGCAGCATTATCAACCAGGTTAGGGTATTTTCTTCCTGCAGCCTTAGCACGAGCCTTAGCACTTTTAATCTGAGCAGGTGTTAATTTCTTAGAAGTTTTCTTAGGGTTCTTCTTATCCCAAAACGCTTTTTGTTTCACCACTTAACCTTGTCTGCCCAATATGCGGCACTCATCTTACCTTTAGCAATATTTTTTGCGTGACGTGCTTTAAAAGATTTTTGACGTGCTGTAGGTTTCCTGTCCCCAGTAACACCTTGTTGTCCAAAGCGGATTGTCTTAACCTGTGAACCAGACTTAGCAACAACAACGTGTGACTTAGTAGGATGGCTAGGGGTCCGCTTTGGCTTGTTATAGCCAGAGACTCCAGCACGTTTTAAACGTGAGTCCTTTGGCTTCATAATTACTTCTTTGGTTTCTTAGGTGTTGCTTTTGATGCAGGAGACTTAGGCACACCATTTTGTAACGGCATAGGATTAATACCATTAGGCATCATAGGAACTTGCATTCCCTGAGTACCATGATTGTACTTAGTATAATTACATCCACAAGTTGCACACATTATTTTTTCTTCTTTCCTTTAACTTTCTTTAAATTAGGGTTTGCTTTTTTAGCAGCAGGTGAAGCCTTACGTGCACCAGCAGCAAGAATTGCGCCAGCAGATTTCATACTCACACCTTGTTTCTTAGCAATACCTTTTTGGGCAGCCTTAAAACCCATACCTTTTTTAGCCTTCATTATTTTTTCTTACCCATTTTTTTCATCTTAGCCATATTCTTTTTCTTCATATCGGCTTTCTTCATATCCATCATCTTCTTGCCCTTAGGCATTTTTTTTCCGTACATCATATTATGCTCCGTATGCTATTCCTGTTTTATTTGATATATCTATTGCCCTACGTATATCTTTCGTCTTAGTAGTATCAGGTTGAATACCCTGAGCCCTAGCCGAACGATACAACGCAAGTTCATTATCCCACTTCTTGGCTGACATTGTTAGCCTTGTGGAAGCCTCACCTGGATTTAAATTCATTGTTGAAGCCTTACAACCAAAACATCCATCAACATATTCAGGATGGGTTCTAATTCTGTGTAAACTCATTTGATGTCCCCAAATATTTTTCAATTCTATAAATAGCATCCTTCAAAGAAGTGCCACCATTATTACTTAACTCACCGTCAAGTCTGTTAAGTCTTTCCATCACACCTGGAACAGGGTCTCTACCTGGACCACCAGGCTCGCCTTCCCAATCGCGGCGAAACTTTTCCAACCAATCCATCATAGAACGAGTCTTTCGAACTGTTGGGGCAATCACAAAAAATACAGAAGCAATCGCTGATGCAGTCGCACCTGCGACCAGAATGTTCTCTATCATCCTTGGAAATTACTTTCAGTAATGCCGATGCCAGCAGCAATGAGTGCAGTCTTTTGATTTTCTGTAACTTCATACTCATGTCCTCCTGCATAGTATTCAGATGCTGCTTCAATTTGAGTAGTAGTAGGAACTCTAAACTTTTTATAAGTAGAACCAATTTTTAAAACACTAATACCACGAGTCAACTTGTAACGATAGAATAAACCAAAACCTGCTGGTCCTTCTTCAACTGTGGGTGGAAAAAATATTGGCAATTTAAACTCCTATTAGTGTTGTAGCCCCCAGTTGCCCAGGGGCTACTTGCATTAAGTGAACCTATGCAGCGTTGATGCTGGATGAGGATTCGATGCGGTATAGTGCTTCTTCGCGATAGCGTTTGAAGCCTAATACTCCGTACCAACCAATTGGGCGCAAGCGCATCAATTTGTCAGTAACGTTTCCAATCACTACGTGTGGTTCTTCAGCAACTGCTTCAGCAAGTGCTTGTTGACCAGCAAGTAATGTACGGAACACACGTGCACTTGAACCACCATCGGTGGCGTTGTACAAGCGTGGTGATTCGATGAAGTATGCACCTTCGAATGTACCAATTTCGCCTGCCCAAATGTTTTCATTTGATTGGTATTCGTGAGGTAATCTCCATGAAGCAGAACCTGTTTCAGCACGAAGGTCGTGTGAAACTTCTGGGTGTATTGCACACCAGTATAGGCTGCCTTTACGAGCAACTGCTTTTCCTGCACGCAATTTAGCAATAGCAAGACGGATGTCTGCTGCTTTCAAGGTGTGTGCGCCAGTAACGTTTGTTGTTGCTGTTGCACGTACGCCTGAAGCGTTGCTTGCGTAAATTACGTTTGTTCCACCACGAAGTTCTGTTTGAACAATTTCGTCAATGGAATCTGCCATGTTGAATGCAACAATGTTTGCAATTGCTGGGTCAACATCTGCAAGTGAGAACAGTTGCAGTTTACGTGTGGTGAGAACTGCGTTACCGTATTCGTTAAGAGTTACGGTTACAGCAGTTGGTGCACCAATCGCTACTGAATCTGGGTCAACTTGCTCTGATAGGGCAGTTGTAGCCTTAGACATGTCATTGTAAATTTGGAATACAATGGATGAACCAGGCATTGATTGGCGTGCTGGACGTTTGTCAGCAACTGAGCGGAGTAATGGTTGAGAACGTAGTGCGAACTCAACGAGACGGTCATATGCTTTTTGTACGAGACCTGCACCATTGGATGGTGTAAAGGTTCCTACGTTATCAGCACTTGTGTATTGACCGCCACCAAGACCACCGTTAGTTGTTGCAACGCCGCCAGATAACGCGGTATATGCATTTGGCATTTCGGTTTATTTCCTTAGTTAGTAGTTATTACGATTGTGCTCCATTAATCATGTTAATGATTTCTTCGGCACTTGTTGCTTGGTCGATGCGTAGGAAATCGTCAACCCCACCAACAGGAACTTGAGAGTTAGCAGCAATAGCATCTATCTGACGCAAAGTAGCAATGTCAGGAGTAACCTCCTGCTTTTGTACCTGCAGCCCAAACACTTCTGCATTCTCTGTAATCCAGTTATCTATTGCTTCAGGAGAAGCATCTAAATCTGCTGGAATAAAGTTCGCAATCTTAGGATTAAGATTTCTTTCCGCTAGGACTGACTTGATAGAATTAGTCCTTTGAGAAGACTTAATGGAATTTAATTCATCCATTAACTCTTTCAATTGTTTGTCTTTCTTTTTAGTGGCTTTTCTTAGTTGTGAAACTAAATCGCCACCAGTTTCTTCGGACTCTAACTCTTCATCGTCGAAGTCCTGATATACATTGCTCATCGCAATATCTCCCATCGTTGTAGTTTCGCAAGCCACATCCATATTTGGGGGAATATAAATGGCTCTTGCTCCCAGTCTTTTAACTCACCACAGGGCTGGTCGGTCTGTGTGTGGTCTATTGTTATATCGCTCCAGCAGTACCTTGTGTTAGCGATACTTGTGATGTACCAGCACGTCCAGTAAATGACGCACGTTCCGTTGCTTCAAGTCTTTTACGTCTAGCAGAAGCCAAACCTTGGAACTGTTCTGCTTCTAATTCTTCTTGAGAAACCTGCTCACCATAAATGTTACCAAGTTTTTCAAGCACTGGTTGCTGTTCAGCAATCTTAGAGAAACCTGCACGAGCAAGATTTCTACTTACACCCATCTGTTCAAGTTGTTGTGCTCTTTCAGCATTAGTCATCAAACCTGCCCTAGTTGCTTCAGAAGCAATCTCAGCAGTAGTTAAACGTCTCTTCAATTGAGAAGCCATATCTTGTGGTGTCTTACCAGTTAACAATGCTCTAGCAAAATCTGAAGTACCATAAGTTGGGAAATAAGTTGATAGTTGTGTTTTCAACACATCATCAGCATTCTGTATTCTGTCATACACATCAGTAATTCTTTCAGTTACTTCAGTAATAGAAACATCCCCACCAATTAAATCAGCATATGTTTCTTGATTAGCAAGGTCTGCTAAACCAAATCTGTTAAGAACATTCTGTGCTTGCTTTTCGTAAGCAATATATTCTGCAGGTGTAGGCTGTGCTGCTTTCTTACCTGCTGCAATATCTGATGCAAAGTTTTGTTTATATTTTTCTATACCAGCAAAACGTGCTTTGTATTCTGGTGTGGTTTGAATTTCTAAATCAATTGCTTGAAGAGACAAACCTTTATCTGCAACTAAATCAATAATCCTATCAGCAATAGCAACACCAATACCTAGTTCTTCTGCTCTGCTTCTAATAAAATCATAAGCACTTGCACGATTCTCAGCAGTTCTAGCAGCCTGTGCTGCAGTTGCTTGCGCTTTTAAAGCAGCATCTATTTGTGCTTGAACATCAACTACAGGAGTTGTAGTAGGTGTAGTAGTAGTAGTAGTAGGAGCAGCACCAAGCCCAGGAACTTTAAATGTTGTTCCAGAAAATAAAACAGTGCCGCCTGCTTGTTGTCTAGCAGCAAGTGTGGGATTTGCTTTAATTGCTGCATTAACTTGAGCAACAGAAATACCTAAATCTTGAGCAATCTTAGAAGGAGTATCACCTTTTTCAACAGTGACTTTACCTTTGGAATCTACTTTTGCCATTACGCTAAGATACCCCCTTGGAAACCTGCGGTATTAGCAAAACTATTAAATGCTGTAACAATAGTTTCCCAACCCTCTTCACCATACTGCCAACGTTTATCTTTTCTTGCTTCTTTCTTAACATCAAAAGCAGTTAAGTTTCTTTGCAAACCATCTTGAACAATTGGGTCATTAAGTAACTCATCATTAAACTGAACACCCAAAGATTGGGCAACCTGATACATTAACGGTTCAGCAATATCATAAAGACTTGCACCTGCTTTAAATCTTTCAGCATACTGTGGATACATTTGTGAAGCCATATTTCTAAAACTTCCAAGAATATCTGCTTCACTACGAAAACCTTTAATAACATCGGTAACATAATTTTTAAACTCTGGTCCTGCAGTATCAACAGTAAACCCAAGTCTTTTAATACCATTATAAAGTCTTCCAGAAATTTCCCCTGCTTGACCTTTAATATAATCAGGACTAAACTTAACAGAATCTAATATAGCAGTTTCAATTTGTTCATCAGTCCAACCAAGTAAAAGACTTTTAGTTGCTAAATTATCAACAGCATTAGCATCTAAATTACCACCAAGTTTAGTGCTGGCTCTTTTAATAATATTAATTTTTTGTGATTTAAGTTCATTATAAGATGGTTGGTCTTTCTTTAAACTTGTAAGCATTGCAGCCCTGGCTGCCTCACCAGTTCTTTTCCACCACTTAGAGTTTCTTAAATCTGTTTGTAAAGCAGCCTCTACTTCAGGTCCTTGTTTACCTAAATACTTTTTATAAATAGCAGCAAGTTCTGGGTCAACTATTAATGCTCTAGCAATAATGTCATTAGTTATTGATGCTTGACCAGTTGGATTTCCTACAACGCCTGATGCTTCCATTCCTGCGCCTTCTATATTTTGTGTTCTCAAATTTGGGTTCCCTGCAAGTTGATTATTATAGGCGGACCAGTGGGTAAAACCTTGTCCTTTACCTTTACTTCTTTCACGACTGTTCCACAATTTAAATGCTGCATCAGCATTTTTTTGTGGGTCATACAATTCTTCATTTGATTTAATCCCAAACCATTTCCTACGCTCAGGTCCCATCTTCCCCAGCATATTGATTTGAAATAAACCATAAGATAAATCTCCTGTTGATTCATCAGGATTAAAAGCATTAGGGTTATTATTAGATTCTAACTGTGCAATGCGAAGCATTGTAGGTATTGCACTTTCTGGAAAACCAGCATTCCTTAAATACTGTGCAATCTGTTCTTGTGTGTAAGCCATTTATTGTAATCCAACATTACGGTTTTGGCTTATGCTTGTTTGTAATTCAGTTAATAAACCATCAATTGCGCCACTGAACATATCAATACCACCTTGCCCCATCCCATACTCTTGGGCTTGAGGTGTTTGAAGAATATATTCTTGAGCAAACTCATCTAGTTGTTGTGCATTAAATCCTGGTTGAACAACTCTTGCACCAGTTTGAACAACAGGTGTAATTATATCTGGGTTAGCATTTGCGTAAGCATTAGCAGATGCTACGAATGCTGCAATAATATTCTCATCTGGATTTGTTCCAGTGTATCTTTGATAGTTTTCAATAAATACTTGTCTAGCATCTTTAGGGTTAGGAAGATTAATAGTCTTATCACTAAGAATAGAAGAGTATGCTGCTTCACTTTCTTGTAACCAAGAATCAAAATCAATTAATGCTCTACCTTGTTTAGCATAACCATAGTTAAGTATTGATTGCGAACGTAATGCTGATGCTAAAGCAGTAACAAAGTAATCATCTTCCATATCTTTAACTGAAAGACTGTAAGGTGCTAAGGCTGTTAGTTCTCCACCGTAAAATCCTGATGAAACAAGTTTTTGTTTCAATGCAGAAATACCACCTGGTTGTTTTCTAGCATTCTCTAATGCTTGCTCTAAAGCAACCTCTGCTGATATAACATCAACAGAATCAGGAGACATTGCACCGCGAGCATCTTGTCCTGGTCTAATATAAACCATTGATGCTGTTGTTCCAGGAAGAGCATCAGGTGCAATATAACCAACACCTTCTGCAGTTCTGGAAAAGTTAGGACTTTGTGCAAGGAAAGATTTATTTAAAACTCTGCTTTCATCTTCACCAAAAGGTGTAGTATCTGCTTGCCCAGTTAATGCTTGTTCTTTCTTTGCATTTAATTCTTCAACAGTTAAAAACTCTGTAGCACCTTCAGCAGTTTCTAAATCTTTAAGTCTTTTAAGATTAGGAAGTTTAACTTTAAGATAAGCATCATCAACCTCAACACTAATAGGTTCACCATTACGTGATTCTATTTTAACCCCAGCAGGTAATTCTTCCATAGAAATGTAAACAACATTTCCACCTGGAACTGGTCTAGTAGAAAGTATTTGATATCTAAATGCTTGTTTCTCTTCGTCCCATTTAAGTTTTGCCATTAGTTCAACCTAGTATCTCTGCTATAGTTTTTAAGTATTGGAATAAAAATTGCTTTGTTTGCTTGAGCAACAGAAGAATCTAATCTTCCTAAAGTTTCTAAATCTCTGATAGCCAAGTCTCTAACTTCACGTTTAAACTTAACACCAAAAGTTTCTTCATATCCTGCGTATTGCAACTTGGCTGAAGTAGCACTTAGAATCTCAACTGCTTTAGTTAACTTATCTCTAGTCTTCGCATCCATTTTAACATTAGGGTCAGCAACTAAGAACTGTAAAGAGTTAAGCATTGCTTCTTCTTTAGCAGTACCATAATCACCTGATTCAAGTTGTGCACGAAGTAAAGGATTTTGAATCTTTAAAATATCACGATAGTTCTTTAAACTCTCAGTGATTTGCTTACGTGCTGTAGGGTCAAATGTTTTATTTAACGCTTCCCCTGCACGTTCTTCTAAATCAAAATAAAGTTGTTTATCTTCAGCAGTTCTTACATCATTCAAATATGTTTGTAAATCTTTATTCTTAATCATACCTGCTGCTTCAAACCATGCGTAAGCAGATGCACTAAAATCACCAATAGATGGTGCTGCTAAGAATGCAACTTCACCATACTTTTCAATTAAATCTGTGTTCTTTATATACCAGTCTTTAACTTCATCAGTTTTTCTGAATGCAATATCTCTGTCTTTTTCTGCACGAGAAACTGTGTATACAAGTTTACCTGGGTTCTTACCAATATAGATAGCCAATGCTTCTTCAAATGGGTCATCTATTCTTGGGTTAGGTGCCTTTAAAACATTCTCATAAATATCAAAGAACTCTTGACGAACACTTGTGATACCTACTTCTTTTAAAAACTTAGGTACATCTTTAGATTCTTTTAATGTAGGTGAGAATGGTACAGGAATTAAACCAAAAGCATTACGCATAATAATTACGTTATGTGCAGCAATACGAATGTTTTTAATATATTCATATTGTTCTTCTGGTGTAGCATCTGCTGGTAAACCTCTACCATGTGCTGCATCGTAAGCAATTGCTTGATGAATAGCAGTTAATTCTTGTTTATCTTTTTCATTAGCATCAACAATTTTTAAAATTCTATCTACAGATACAGGAAGAATTGCTTTACGTAATGTGATGTTATCACCAATATCACCAAGTAAAACGTTATCTACTTTATCTGAAAGTATACGACCTGATTCACCAAACCTACCAGCAATAGCCTTAAAGATAACAACGTTGGCACCAGCGATAGGACCAGACAATGTTGGCATTGCAGCATCAGGACCAAATGATGGGTTAATTTGTGATAAACGAATAGTGAAATCACCAAACAATGGTTGGCTGTATCCGCTTTGACCACCAGTTAATGTTCTAATTGGCTTATCAATTACCTGAAACATCATGTCATCCATTGGCATAAGAACATACTTTTGTCCTTGTGCATCCTCATGAACTATACCTGATGCTTCTAAACCTAAAGCAGAAAGACGCATACGCATTATTGTTCTTAATGAAACGTCTTTCATTCTATAAACACGACGCATAAAATCTTCTGTAGCACGGTAAAAACGTGCACCATTTCTTAAACTGAATGCTAGTTGGCTACGAATCTGTGGGTTATCTGCATATTTCATTACTAAGTTAGCAGCATCTTTGGCTGCTTCTTCAGTAAAGAATCTATTTACAACATCTGTTGCAAATCTTTCAGCAGTTCTTTGTTCATAACCTAGTTTTTTATAGTTATTAACTACTTCATTTAAGTAACCTGAATAGTGACCATTCCTTCTAAAACGGTCCATGTTTGCTAGATATAGTGAAAAGAAGGCTGGTGTTCTATATATGGATGTAACTTGTTGGTCCATAAATTCAAACATCTTGTTACCAACACGAGTCCATAAAGATTCAACTGTGTCACCAACAAAATCAACAGGTGCATAAACACCTTCAACATCCATAATGTTCTTAGCAGTTAATGCTTTAAATTCATCAAACGTCATACTAGCAATAGTACGGCTAAAACTTCCACCTTTTTCTACTGCTCTTTGACTTAACTCATTAACAATGTTATCATTAACTGAACTAAAGTCTGCTGTTCCGTGAATAGTTTGACGCAAATCTAGCATCATTGTTTCTAAACGGTCACGTAATACTGAGAATGGTGATGTGCCACCTGAGTATGCTGATTCAACGTCAGCATATAAATACTTCTCTAAAGCCTTTTGTTTCTTTGCTTGCTTAGGTGTTAACTTGCCACCTTTAAGTATGCTTCTATTAAGAACTACAGGGTCAGATGCAGAATTTGGTATGAATTGTAGCGTTCTTGATGGACCAGTATAAACTAATCCCATCGCTGACATCATTTCATCAACAGCATTGTCTACATCTTGTGATGTTTTTAACCCATTGTTACGCATTGCGTATTCAATTGGGTCTTCTATGTCTAAATCAAACGCATCTTTAAAAGAGTTACGTGCACCTTTAGTGTGAAAGAAATAATAATGTAGGAATTGTTTTTGATTATTACTTAAATTCTCTGCCTGTTTAATATAGTCAGCAATTTGAGTGTAGCCTTCATTATTAAATGCTTCAGTTAACTTAGAAGCAGACATAGTTACTGAACTATTAATCTTACTTCTAATACCTAGCATGTTTCCTGCTACACCAGAGGTAATTGCGTCACCAAATCGTGGGTCATAGGTTAAGAAATTGATTAAATCTTTTTTCTGGTCAGGTGTTAATGTTCTTGCGCTGATACCTGAGAAACGTTCTAATGCTAGTTCTGCTATTTCCCTACGAGCACCAAGCATTTGTTCATTTTTTGTAAGACTTACGTCAGCAAAAAACTTATTAAAGATATCAACTGTTTCTGTTTCCCCAAGTAACTCAGGAATTTTTTGTAATTTCTCTGCAGTTAGTGAAACACCAGCACCACTTCTTGTGGCTGCACTACGAATCTTTGCACCAGCAAGACCTTTAAGTGAGAAAAAGTTATATAATGCTTCTTTAGGTGCATAGTTAACAAAGAAAAATAATTCGTCAACTGTTGCTCTTACACCAAGTTTAGGGAAAAGAGTTAATACACTCCATACATTTGTAAACTCAGTAGCAAATTTGCCGTTAACAATTGGTGAAAGGTTTCTTAAAATGTATTTAGGGTCTTGGTTGACAATTGTTTGTGAAACAAGGTCGCTGATTCCACGCCAATCAAGGTTACCAATAGTGTTTGAGTAACCATTTGGTTGGGTTGGACCTTCTTTAATTAAGAAAGTTCTACCATTTTCTACTCTAACTTTACCAAGATTAGTTCCTGTTGGCACAAAATCTGGACTAACTTCAATTTTGTTAGAAATAGAACCAATAAACTTTTGGTCAAGAATAGTATTTATAAGATTTACACCTTTAGGTGTAGCACCAAGACCTGATGCTGTTAAAACATCTGTCATTAGTCCACGTAATAAGGCAATACGTTCTGCTTGATTAGAATCAATAAACTTTTGTGATAGAGCACCAGCAAGATTTTTAGGTAAAACAATTCTAGATAACTCGTTAAAGGTTGTTATTGATTCTAAAACCATATCGTCGGTAACATAGATTGGTTTATCTAATGGGTGACGTGAAGCAAATCTAGAAATCTTACCTTTAACTGTGTTCAATGTTTTTTCTGCTTCAATGAAAGCAGGGTTAATTTCACGTAAATTTTTTAACACTTGTGCTGCTTGGGTTATATCTTCACCAGTTTGAATATAACCTTCAGCAATTTTACTTAAAGCAATATCGGTTTTTGCAGCATTTGTTGGTGTGTTAAAGATTGAGTTAACCATTGAACGTGCTGTGCGATTAACAATAGATATGCGATTAGCAGTTGCTACTTGGTTACTGCGATAGTACTGCATTGAATCAGTTCTACCATTAATTAATTTACCAGCATGTTCTGTTATTGAAAAGAAACTTTTAGCAGTTTCAGCGTCTTTAACTCCGCCTTTAACTAATTCATCAAGGATTGCTGGATTGTTATACTCTGGAAACTTTAAAGCAATCTCATCACGAATGTTTGCTTTTTCAGCGTTAGATGTTGCACGACCAAGGTCATCTAATAGTGGACCAATATTGTTCCAGTATCTTACAACTTGTTTACCAAATCTTTTATTTTCAAAAACTGCTTTGACACCTAAAGAACCCCCACCCATTTCATCATAAATCTTTGCCAACTTAGCACCTGCTTTTAATGCAGGACCAAAACCTAAAGTGGCATATGTTAATGGGTCAGCAAGTATTTGATAGGTTGCATCGAACACACCTGATGCTCTGTCAAAAGATTTCTCTGCAGCAGTTTGCATACCTGGTGTAGGTCCACCAAATAAACCACGTGCAATATCACGACCAACAGAGGCTTGTGTTCTTTTATAGTCTGAAATAATATCTTGAAACTGTGCAGGGTTTTCTGACATAAAGTTTAAAGCAAATTCTAACTCAGGGTCTATCCCACCATGGTCTTCAATTACTTCACCAGGTGTCATACCTGAAACAATGCCTTTGGCTAAAACACTAATGCCTTTACCGTATGCTTCATCAAGAGTTGTTGTTGCACCTTTGTCAAATATTTTGGTGCCGTCCCAATCGTCACGCCAAATTTTCCAAAGATTAGAAGTATCATCACCTTGCATTTTTCCTTTAACAGCAAGATAAGGTAAAGAGATTGCACGGCTGTAGGTTTCTAATGCTTTGAACCCTGCCTTGAATGGGCTTTGTGCTAACTTTAAAGCATCAGCAATAAGGTCCCCAGCAGTCCAATCTTGTGGACGAGACATATAATTTGCTTGAAAATTATCTGTAAGCATCTGTTGAATAACAGGGTCAAGTTTGTTGTAAGTATCGAAGGCTACTTTGTCATCTTTAATGTCAAGTAGTTCACGATGCTTTGCATATAACTTATCCCAAGTTCTGATTTGTTTTAAATCAGTTCCTTGTAAACCTGCTTTGTATCCAGCAACAGCAAGTTCAGGATTAGTAACAGGTACTAATTCGCTCCATGAAGTTGCCACTAATTACCTCTGTCAAGTAAGAAATTATAAATTGCAGATATTTCGCCTGTTTCATCAAAAGGTATTAATTCTTCAACAACAGATTTTAATGTTCTTTGTTGTGGGCGAGGCAAGTTTAAAACATCACTTCCTGGACCTGCACCAAAATCAACACCTGCGGTTAAAGGTTCATTAGGTCTTTGAGTTACTGCTGTTAAAGGAACAACAGGTCTTGCTGAAGCAAGTGCTTGCATAGCACCCATTGATGGTTGAGGTGCTTGAGGTGTTTGACCTACCATTGATGCACCTTGTTGTAAACCTAAAAGTTCTTGACCTTCACCATAAGTCCCACCAGACATATATCTAACTGGTTGTTGGGAAGGATTTAAATCTGTTCTTTTAGAATTTCTGCCAACACCTGATACTTGTTCAGCCATTTATTGACCTGCCATTTGTGCCATCAAAGCAGCAATATCTACAGGGGCTCCAGCAGGACCACCAGAGGGAGCACTTGGAGGGGACGGTTGTGCTGCAACCTGCTGTGAAGGAAGGGCAGCCTCTGCTGGAGTAGGTTCTTCTAACTCTTCTGGTTTAAATGCTTCTTTAACAGCATTTTCAATTGCTATACCATCACGACGTTTTTCAATAATGTCAGCAAATTTACCTAAAAGAGTTGAAACATCTTGTCCTGTTGCAATCATTTCAGGGATTGCACCAGCAGCAGCATTAACTGCACGATTCAAATTATCACGCATCTTTTGTATATCAATACGTTCTTGTTCTTTGGAAACATTAACTGACCATGGTAGTTCACTCATAACAAATTCGCGTGAAACCAAGTCACCACCAAGGGCTTGTAATGAGAAAATTAATGCACGACTTGGGTCAAGACCTGCCATTAAACCGTAGCGAACTTCTACAGTGTAATCACCTTTAATGTCTTTAGCAGGATTGTATTTAAGTTCATATGGTGCACCATCATTTAAACCACGAACATTCTTATCGAATGGGAAAATCTTTTCATCAGCACGTAAACAAAGAGAAATAACATCTTCAAATGTTTGTGCAAGTACTTGTTGTCCTGCTTTAATTTGTGAATCAAAAGCACCAAGTAACGCTTGGACGCCTTGTCCAGTAATGATGCTGGCATCAATATTGCCTGTGCGACCTTCTGGGTAACGTGCGCCCAAACGCATTTCCTGTTGCAACACTGCTTGTTCAGTGAATGCTGCGTTTGGTAATTCTAATCCGACTCTTCTAATTAGTTGAGGGTTTTGACTTCTCAAAACTGCGTCGGGACCGAACGCTAATTCTTGAACATCATTAGGCAATGCCAACGGAGCCTGAACAGATTTCTCTGCTGCTTCAAGTGCAAGTAAAGAGAAACGTGCACGCGCTAATTGAACCCACACAACATCATCAAATTGTCCACGTGGTTCTTCATCAATACTTGGGCGACGTGCAACACGTACCATAATCTCACCAAGAGGATTAGGTGTGCGTTTTAAAACAAGATTAGTTCTTTCAGGAAGATACAAAAGAATTTGGTCATCATCTTCATAACGAACCATTTCAAGTAACGAATACATATCAGTCATATCACGACCCATAGGTCCAATGATTTGATTCTCGTACTCAGGGAACTCTGCAACTAACTCAGCAATAGTTTTAACATACCTACGAGCATAAGAAGTTATACGACCAAAACGGTCAAACTCAGGATATGCACCCAGAGGGTTATCGACACGGATGCGGGGCTGATTATCTTTAACATCTAATTCTATTACGATTGGCAAAAAGCCATATGTAAGAAACCAATCAGCCCCTGTATACATCTGTGTCTGCAGACGTGAAGATTGAACATAATAGTTCGCAATCATGCTGCGTTTCTCTGCCTGTGCTTTAGCACGGTCAGAAGTTGTATTAGTGGTACTGCAATTAATAGAAGGAAGCGGTGCAAGTACTTCCGCTAAATCCCTAGCAGCAACATCAATGAAGTTAGCAATCATTGGTGAAGGCATACCTTCAGGGAAAAAATCTGGGTAAACGTTAGAGATTTCACCACGACGCACAGACAAAACATTTGCCATACGCACATCACGGTCTTGGCTGCGACGCTTTAACGCCTCAACCTTATCTGCTATCTGTTGCACATCAAGTGCCATTCAAACTCCTATAAGTATGCTTCAGCATATTGTGCTGCAGCAAGGTCATCTAGATTAACTGTTCCTCTATTACGTATACCAGCCTTTGTTGCATATCTGTTATACGTATGTGATTGAGCAAACCCAGATTGTTGGATTAACTCTTTAACTCTAATTTCACAAAACCATAAAGCCATCACACAGTCAGTTGCTTGTGATTTCTTTACACCTGGAGACCAGGTAAGTAATTGATTTACTAAAGCCTTAACATGCTCATTTCCTTCAGCAGAAGGAAGTTCAATCAAATTATCATCTTGGTGTTTACCATCACGTTCACTACCAAACAAAGCAGCCATAGAGGCTACACCAAAATCAACATCCCATTTATTTTTACCAGTAAAATGTGAACGGAACTGAATACCCCTGTTCGTTAACCACTGGTTTAATTCTTCATCTAACGCATACGCTTTCTGGTGTGCGTTAATCTCAACACGCATTTCCTGCGGATGATACTTGTTAACCCAATCCTCCATCAAAGCACGAACCTTTTGAGGATTAGGGTCAACCATGTTATAAACATCCAACACATAACGCATATGTGTTCTACGGTCATACGCCAACATAACAGCAGCAGTCTTACCAGTCATAGCAGGGTCAATACCCATGATGGTGTAAAAGTCACCATCTTTAGGATGCCCAGGAAGTTTATGGTTAACAGGACCTGTGCGCCTCATACCATTAGTAGAAGCCTGCACACAAAAAGGTTTGAAAATAGAATCCTCTTGAATATCTTGCTGCTGGTAAACCAACGCCCAAGTACTAGGAGTAACCTCACCACGCCTACGATACAGGGCTGGACCGTCCCACTTAGAATACAAACCATTCTCATCAGGTTCTTTCTTAGTACCTGACTTCTGGTCAGTCTTAGCCCACAAAGTAACCCAATCCTTTGGGTCCTCCGAAGTTTCTAAAACTGCTGGCATAGAAAAATAAGTGAAAGGAGATTTACCATTAGACCAATGCTTAGGGTTACGAATCTCCCTATACAAATCTGTGGCAGCAAACCTAGTACCAACAATTAACAAAACACCCTCGTCGTCAAGACGAGTAACAACTTCTTTCTGAATCCACTCTAACTGTTTAGCCCACTCATGGGCGTTAGCCCCAGTCACACAATCATCCAAAATAATCAAGTTAGCACGAGCACCATACACTTGACCACCAATACCCAAAGCCTGAACAGTAGGGTCCTTCTCAGTAGAAGTACGAGAAAGGGTAATAGCGTTGGCTTTCCAAGAATCAGCATCCTCACGCCACCCACCAGGAGGAGCATAGGTTGCCTGCAACTTAGCCCACATCGGATGCGTCAAACGTTGCTTAATAGAATACACAAACTCCTGAGCCTTAGTCAGGGTTTTAGAAATAACAATAATACGAGTATTGTCAGGGTCCTTACAAATCTTATAAGTAGAATAATTCACAGTAATGGTAGTAGACTTAGCATGCTCAGGTGGCACATTAATTAACAACCTTGTAGGGTCAGCAGGTTCATAAACCATGCTAGGGTGAAGCCAAGAAGGCTCACGCCCCTCCAACACATCAACCCAATTCTGTTGGTGAGGAAAAATAGAACTGTTCAAAAATTTTTTAGAAAACTCAGAAAACTCAATCTGATACTTATCACCAGATAAATCTTTAGAAGCCCCAGACTCCTTGGCTTCCTCAAGTTTGCGGGCAAACCCAGGGTCACGAGACATCCATTGGCGTAGGGTAACAGGTTGACGCCCTACAAGCCCAATAGCCTGCTGAACCCCAACACCCTCAGAAACATACTGAAGAACTAACCTCTTAGCCTCCACAGAATCAACAGCGTTCTGGTGCTCCTTACCCTTCTGGAACCCCATACCTACACCTATCCGTAACTCTAAAATACTGCACACTGTAACAGTTACAGAACAGTATGTTTAAAGCCCATTAAAGGCTTTAAACATCTGTTTTACAGTAACAGAGGGGATAAAATATTTATCCCCTCACTATATACTAATCCGTCCAAAATACAAAAGCGGACAACAATACACCAAAACGTTATAAAACAAACCAAAAAACAACAAAAACAGACTATGCCACCGTAACAAAAAAATATACTGGGTGATTCATATATACGTTGTGGTCCAGATTAAACACTCTGGGGTCCGTTGCAGACTGCCTGCGACGTACCTGTGTCACATCTGACCACTCCTGTCTTGGACTTCAGTCTGCACTGACTAGACGGCGACATCTGTCTGTCTGTGTCTGTTTGTTTTGCTGTGTTATAACAGTCACTCAGACAGTGTCTGTGTGCTTGTTTCGTTTGCGTCTCTTCGTGTTGATGAGACGCCTGTGGGGCTTCAGTGTATCCCCACGCAACGAATAGCCCATTGGACTTGTCGCCGTCGCGATGTCATCGTGGTGAGCCACGGTGCCAGATACGAGAACCGTTTTGGTGATAGAGCATCTTTTAGATGCTTACTAGCACTGCACGCTCGGTATCTGTTGCCTTGCATGAGAACGGTCCCTCTCTTTGTTAGAGAGCGTTCTTCACCACGCTAGCCATGCTCACGAGAAACACACCAGCCGTACAGAGGCTGCCATTGGTGTGTCGGCACCACGGTTTTCTCGCATGATTTATACCACACCAAAAGGAGCGGTGTGCTATAAATCACACGGAAAACCGAGCCCACACACGCAATGGGTGTTTCGCGTGGCTGGCTAGCGTAAACATGGTGAAAGAACGCTCTCTACAAAGGAGGAACCATGCAAGGCACAGAATACACGAGCGTGCAAGTAAGCAATCTAAAAGATATCACCAAAAGCGGTAAGTATCTTGGCACACGCGGCTGGATGACAGTTCGCGACGACAACGATAAGTTCCAATGGTCTGGAGCATTCGTTGCATGGGGTGCTGTCGGAGCAACTTTTAAAGTTGCTGATTCCGACAGCAACCCTGAAGCAACAGGCGGTGATGTTCTCTTCAACACAGAAGAAGACGCTAAACGAAACCGCAAGACTCAAGCACACAGCCCAGTCTTTCATGTGACTGGATATCACAGCAAGCGTGCTCCTATCCAAAAAGGTGGCAACTGGTTAGACCAGTTTGTTATCGACTTTGCTGAAGCAAACCTCTAAGGAGGTTTGCTTACGGCTAGCCGTAGAAATACGGCTAGCCTCAGCAGGTCGATACAACTGTCTAACACAGTTGCATTTTGGTAGGAGCACTAACAAACAGACTGACATCCAGTCTGTATTAGATATAGGAGGTTACAGATGTTGCGTAGACATCGACATGTAGTTCGTAATAATTACAGATGGTTTGCCTGGTCTATGTTGTTTGTAGGGTTAATGGTTATTGCTGATGAGATTAGTAGGTGGTACTGATGTGGGTACAAGATGTTATGTGTACTGACAACGATGAGTCCTTTATGTGTGATAGGTGTGGAATCCTACACCCATGGAGGATGTTGGACAACAACTACTGGATTCAAGGGTGGTTGTATGCGTGTAAACAAGGAGGAAAGAAATGAGTAATAAGAGTGGTATTGCTATGGCTCAGTTGGATTATGAGGATAGCCAGTCCATGCATGAGATAGAGACTGACCTTGAAGAGGTCATCGCTACCAGTGTGGAGGACAACAGTAAGTGGATGTATGACACATTCCTTATGCGTTGGGTGTGTGTTGAGAAACAGTTCGTGGAGACGAACAGTTTTGACAGTCGTGTTCTGGCATCTGATAAGTATTATGCAGGTTACAGACTGGAAGATAGTCCGACGATGATGGGTATGTCAGACGACTTGGATAGCCTTGACGATGTGAAGAATCTAAGGCTATGTCCAAGTTGTTATTTGTATATAGCAAAGCAGTTAAAGGATTGTGACTATTGCAAGTAGCAATGGTCATAGCAAGCCTTGCTACACACTGTGATAGCAAGGCTTGCCTAACACAAAGGAGAATATGGTGAGTTTAGATAAAGAGTATTTGTTACTAGGTAGGATTCGTAATAATGTGCAGACAATGTCTGAGATTATGGATGCAACTCCTATTTGGAATAACGATTTGGATACTGATTATGGTCCAAATGATATTGATGCATGTCTAGGAATTGCTGGACTACAACTAGTTCGTGTGCTTAATCTTATTAACGCACGCATGGATGAGATTGCCATCATCAAGCAGGAGGAGTGGCGTGAGATTGGTGCAGCAGAAATGGATGCAGCACGATGAGTCACACTATCAATGTGCCTAAACCATTTCCTATGGATACACCAGAGCAACAGGCTCAGGCTATGTTGAATTATTTTACGCACCATTTTGCTCCTAATGATAATGAGATTAGGTGCGTGGAATGTGATTGTAGAACTACACATAAGGCTTCATTCTATCCATGTGGTGAAGAACCACCAAGGATACTGAGAACCTTGGACGATGACGGCAAGATTGTTTCGGAGGTGGATGCATGATGCAACATAAGTTTAAAGAGGGTCTTGATATGGGTGGTGGTGTGCGTGCCAATTACAAGTCTCAGTATTGGGACGGCACCAAGTACATTGCTACCTATGTGATTATGCAATCACCTTTTAGTTGGCAGATTGGTGATGAGTTCTCTATCAATAGTCCTGTCTATGATTATGTGGATGATATCAAGGATTGGAATGATTGATGAAGGCTGCGTATTGTACAAGGTGTGATGCTGAAACTGTTTCAGATGGACATCAAGAAGTAGTGCTGTGTTACGACTGTGGCATGGCTGAAATCCAATGGTGGGAGGACAACAATGGATAGTACATTTATAGAACTGAAAGTTGATTACACTGCAATTGCTTCACATTTTTTCTGCAATGTAGTTGATAACATTAGAACAAGGGACAACGATTATAGGTGGGGTAAAGAGGACGCATGCGAGTTGTTGTTGTCAGCATCGGATGTGTTCCGTACTTTATCTGATGATGAATGGATTGTTGTTAAACATAAATTGCAGAAAAGGTATGTGGGTAAATGATTACTGATGCTAAGAAAATTGCTAGGTTAAGATGCAGTCTTGCAACCAAGGCAGCACAGACAATTAAGAACAGGCACATTGATGAGTATCAAGAAGTTTATTGGGACTTGTTACGTGAACATGGGTTGCAACCAACAAGTAATACTAATCATTATGTAATGTTGGCTGCTGAAAACAAAAGACTACGTGAAGTACTTAAACAACAAGGTGTGCAAGCATGAGTAAACTTGCTGTCGACATTGATACTGCGCGTAAGAATCTGAACAGTCATGATTGGGTGGCTGTTGATATGCATGATTCTTTGTGTAAGAAATGTAATGGTTCTATTCTTAATGTCACTTTAGTATTCTCATGTGAGGAATTAGGAGGCTATTGTTGTGATGATTGTGGCAATGAGTTATGTAGTTGCAATGACCCAGACAATAGATGGCAATCATCTGAATACGATAAGGAGTTGAGTCATGACAATAACTTGGCGTAGTTTGTATGGTTACAAAGAAGACACAACACCTTGTAATGACTGTGGAATTTTAATTAACACCGACATACATAAAGAAGAACTAGGTATGTGTGTTGAATGTTCTCATAAATACTGGAGTCATGAAGATGAAGAAACGCCTGAGCCACCTACTAATTATGGTTGGGTTACTGAATGGGAAGAAGAAAATAAGAGTTGATGGTATCTAAGGCAATAACACACAATCATTTCCCCTGTGTGTTAGGGAAACCATACTAGCAATGCCAGCAACACGCCCTGCCTAGTTCATGCTAGGCAGGGCTTTACCAATTAAGAAAAGGAGATAAGTGCACAATCTAGAACAGATAGATGGTGAGACAGCGTTTGTTGCTTACCGTGAAGCAGGATGGCATGGACTAGGACAAGTAGTTGAAGAAGAACTAACAGCCCAGTCTGCCATTGAAAAAGCAATGCTTGATTGGACAGTGGAATTACATCCACTTCAATCAGTTGTTGTTACCGATACTGGTGTAGAAATTGTTGATGTTAAAGACAAGTTCGCCACCATACGTAAGCATCCATTGAAAGATACACGTGATGCGTTAGGTGTAGTGGGTACCAGATACACACCTATTCAAAACAAAGAAGTGTTTAACTTCCTTGATGCATTAGTTGATAGTGGTTCATCATATGAAACTGCTGGTTCAATTGATGGTGGTAAAAAGATATTCATCACCATGCGTATGCCTAACGGTATCCTTGTAGGTGGTAAAGATAAATCAGATATGTATATCTTTGCAACCACATCACATGATGGTTCGTTTAGTTTATCTGTTGCATTGACAGCAGTACGTGTTGTGTGTCAAAACACTTGGCGTATGGCACGTCGTGCATCACAATACAAACACACCATCAGACATACTGCTAATAGTAATAAGTCTATTGCTGAAGCACGTGATGTTATGCAACTATCATTTGAGTATGGTGGTTTCTTACAAGAACAAGCAGACAAGTTAACTAAAACAACTGTCACCAATGGTGATGTTGATGAGTTCTTATCTAAGTTGTTTCCTGTGCCAGTAGATATTGCTAAGGTTATGGGCAAGCGACCATTGGAAAAGAATGAGTTAAAGGTTATTACAATGCTTGACACTAAGAGAGATACAATTAAAAACTTGTATCATAATTCACCAGGTCAACAGATGTTAGACAATAATGCTTGGCGTTTGTTTAACTCTGTTACTGAGTATGCTGATTACTATTCAACAGTGCGTGGTAGTGATACTCGTCGTGCTGAACGTGTGGTGTTAGCAGAAGGTGAAGTGTTGAAGGACCGTGCATTGGACTTGCTTCTGCAATGACAGAAGTATGGTGCTTCGCATGTTATGGAGCAGGTTATATAAAAATAAATAATATCAACATCGTGTGCCCTACCTGTCATGGGCAGGGCACACTCAGAAAAGGAGAACAAGAAATGTCAGAAGAAGAAGTAGTAAAAGCAACGGTCACGTTTGATGGACCGTTAAATGATTTACAACAAAAGATAAATGAGTATGAAGCAACAATAAAAGAACAAGCAGAACGATTAGATAAAAGACTAGGTGATATCAGTAAGTTACAAGTAGCAGTTCATAACTTTTTCAAAGACCAGTTCGATGGTGGCGATGATGAGATAACTGTTCATCGTGATGAAGCCAACGAGTTGCTTGGTGAAATAGGTGCTGACCTGTTGCAACAAGAGTTCGAAGGTACAGTAACTATTACTTACACATTCACTGTTAAAGCAGAATCAGTAGAAGATGCAGAAGAGAAAGTCAAGAACGCTGTTGGTGGTCTTGAATATTCTATTGATGCTGATGCTGATGATGAGTACTCAGAAGAAAGTATTGAGGTTGAGTTCTAGTCTACCCAGACTGAGACGCAACAACGACAGGAAAACTGCCACATTATCACAACCAGATGGTAAGAGACCATTAGTAGCAAATACTTTTGGTCTCCCATCTGGCAAATCTTTTTCATGTCCAGGTGCGACATCAGTCTGCGAGAAAATATGTTACGCAGGTAAGTTAGAGAAAGTATTTAAAAGCACCAGAGAATTATTGTTATCCAATTGGGATGCTGTACAAAACAAATCAGTTAATGAACTAACATCTATGATTCAGTTTATGATTGATGATTTCAAATGGGATTGCGACAAGTACAATGCTGCTAAATATTTTCGTATTCATTGGGATGGTGATTTCTTTTCCGATGATTACACTAAAGCATGGCGTAAAGTAATCAAACATAACAAAGATATACAGTTCTGGGTATACACAAGGGTGTATGATGCTGCAGTATTGTTAAAAGATATACCTAATCTTAGTTTGTATTACTCTGCTGATGATGACAACAAGAAGCAGGCAACAAAACTGTGGAACAAACACAAGGTTAAGATAGCCTATTTGTCTGACACTTTTGATGAAGCAAAGGATGCGTTGATTGATATAACAGGAAGACCTGGGGCTGCTTGCCCTGAGCAAACACGCCAGATTCCTCTGATATCAAAAGACGGTGGTGCCTGCTACACTTGTGGGTTATGTACAGTAAACAAAGCAAACGTAAGGTTTGCAATCAAAAAGAAGTAACCGACACGCAAGCAGGGGCTTCCTCCTTTCTCCCTGCTTGCACCACCTAATGGTGAATATAGGGGACGAACAAGTCCCTGAACATGTTAGTTATTCCAGCCTCATAGATTGGTTAAGTTGTGGCTGGATGTACTACTTATCAAGAATCAAACAAGTAAAAGAAACCCCAGCATGGTGGTTGTATGGTGGCACTGCTGTCCATAGAGCAACCGAGGTTTGGGACTTAGACAAGTGGAAAGACAACAACAAATGAATGAGATAGAAAGTTATTGGCGTTCCGCTTGGGATGATACTGAGATTGAGTTCCGTCAAAGATTGGGAGACGATGGGTTTGCCCAACCATTCAGGTCGGCAAACCCACGTCGACCAGAAGATAAAGCATGGTGGTACTCAAATGGTATTGAAATGTTTAAGAACTGGATTGACTGGAGAGAACGTGAGCAGTGGGATGTATGGACACTGCCAAGTGGTGAGCCAGCAATTGAATTAACTATGAACATAGAACTAGATGGTGTCAAAGTTAAGATGACATTAGATAGGGTTATGGTGACACCGACAGGTGAGTTAATAGTAGTTGATGTGAAGACTGGTGCTAGGACACCGACCAGTACTTTACAACTAGGATTCTATGCAGTAGGCATAGAAGTACTACACGGAGTAAGACCTACACTTGGTGCCTATTGGATGGCACGCAAGAAAGATGTTACTCCACCAGTTAGCCTTGACTTTTACACAGTAGAGAGGTTAACTAAACTAGTAGGTGACTTTGACAAAGCAAGGAAGAATAAAATATTTGTTCCAAACTTTAGTCATTGTAATCTATGCGGATATAAAAACAGTTGCGATTGGTATGAGAAAAAGGAAGGACTAGGATAATGTCCGAATCTAAAATACAGGTAAGTTTCAAACTACCTAATGGAACTATTCCACTATTCCGTGGTGATAGTACAGAGGAAGTTGAAACATTAATTACAGCAGCAGTTACTTCTGAAACCTTCGTCGGAACTTTAGAAGCATTTGCTGAAGCAGCAGGTATTGGTAAAGCACCAAGTGCACCACAACCTGTGTTTCAAAATCAACATGCAGTAGCAAATGTTGCTGCAGCGTTGGGTGGAACTGTCATAAGTGAAACATCAACAGGTCCATTTAAGACTTGTTTGCATGGTCGTATGACAGCAATGCAAGGAGTATCTAAATTCCAAGCAGGTGAAATATACAAATCTTATATGTGTCCTGCACCTAAAGGTGCATTGGATAAGTGTAAGAGTATCTCACTTAGAAAAGGTACACCAGAATGGGAAGCATTCGTACCTGATAAGTTAGCGAAGTAATGCGTACATTACTTCGTGCAATAAACGGTAAAGATGTTGGGGGAGAACCACTCCCTCAGCATTTCCGTTCCTTCCAACAAGCAGATATTATTTTGCGACGAGCAGAATTAAATCTGATTGCTGGAACCCCAGGTGCAGGTAAATCCAGTATCGCATTAGCGTTAGCAGTACAAACTAAAGTACCAACTTTATACATATCTGCTGATACTAATGCTCATACAATGGGTATGAGACTGTTATCTATGGCAACAGGTGTTACTCAGAATCATGCAGAACAAATGATTAAAAGCAATGACCAAAGAGTAGACCAAGTTATGAAACAGTTTGAAAACTTACACTGGGGATTTGATGCAACACCAACATTGAATGACATTGACGAGTTAGTGATGGCGTTTGAAACCAAATGGGGTCAACCACCTGAACTAATAGTTGTTGACAACTTGATGGATGTTGCAATGGATGGACACGAAGAGTTCTCTGGCATGCGTTCAGCAATGAAAGAATTGAAGTACCTTGCTAGAGATACAAACGCCTGCATCCTTGTTTTGCATCACACAAAAGAAGGATTCATAGGCACACCATGTCAACCAAGGTCAGCAGTCCAAGGTATGGTCAATCAGATACCTGCATTGATTCTTACAATTGGGCAAGAGATAATTGGTGACAGTACATATCTGTGTGTTGCACCTGTGAAGAACAGGTACGGCAAGGCTGATGCATCAGGTGGCTCATTTGTAATGTTGTCATTTGACCCATCATCTATGCAGTTAAAAGATGTACATACAAACGACTAAAGAAAAGCGGAGATAAGATAATGGCATTACCATTTATAGTAGTTAATGGACGTCTAACAGAAGACGTGCAAGTTAAACAAGTCAACAATGACACTGTAATGAATTACAGAATTGCTGCTAATCAAAGAAGAAAAGATGAAGCAACAGGTGAATGGGTTGACGCCAACACCACATACTTGGACGGAAGTATTTGGGGTAAGGCAGCAGAGAACGCTAAGT